CCTCATGCCATACTTCATTCGTGGTTGAGACACCTCTACAACTCCCACACCCCAAAACAATGGAACTCACCAAATCCTTCCCCCCCGCTGATGACCTGTTCGCTTACCTTGCGGAGGTGGATTATAAAAAACACTTCCACACTTTTATGGACGCTGTTGTGATTGCATGTGCATTCGTTGCTGCTGTCGCTACTGTCATTCGTGACAAGTGGGTGAAGTATGATTGCACAGAGCGTCTGCAACTGTTCGTGCTGAATGTCATCGAAGGTGCCAAGACTTTCTACACTTGGGTGATGACGGTGTTCGTGCCGTTTGTGAAGTCCTTCTATGATGATTGCCGCAGCATCTATAACTTCGTGCGGACGGTCTGAGAACTGGCACAGGGGTGGTTGCGTTCGTGATCACCCCCCTGATACATTACATTCGTTCACCTGAAGAACACTCATGAAGTTCACCACTCCCGCTGCAATTTCCGACTACTTTTACTTCAACATTGACTTTCGTGATCTAATGACCAAACTGGATGATGATTGTGAAGAAGTCATCGGATTGTCCATCGGTCGTGCATACATTGGGTTCTACGGTAATTCTATTAGTTGGGGCATTCTTGATGAGGATGGTGCCCTGTGACACCCTGAGAACCGGCACAAGGGGGGTTGTGCTGCCCCCCATCCCGTGACATACTACGTTTGTTCCTGAGGGATTCACTGATGAACTACTTCAACACTGACATCATTCGGAATCACGATCACATTATGCATCTCAATGCTCAATGGGTTGATCATCTCAACTTCCTGCTGAATCTTCACTTCTGGGATGATTACGAGAACAAACTGGTTGAGGATGAGTTTCGTGGCACCATTTGCTATGATGTGTGACGGTTAAGTAGGTGGCACAGGGGGGATTGACCTCCCCCCACATTCGTTCTAATCTACATTCGTACCTGAGAGAGACACCCATGTTTGATGAACTCTGGTCTGAGATTCAAGAGGCGCCAGGTGAAATCTTTGACCTGGACATTCCTGAACTTCGTGATGATGAACAGTTCAATGTGAATGAGTACCTGAACGCAAACTACGATTACTGATGACTCAACTCAAAGAGTATCACTTCACTGATGAACAAATTGACTTCCTTCTACAAATTGTTCGTGACAATGCACAATACGAAGATGGTGAAGATCGTGACTGGATGGAAGAATTAGCAAACCAAATTGAAGACCAAATCGTAAATCATCCAACCAACGACTGATGAACAACAACATCAAAAAGTACACTGACGATTTCAGCACCGTTGTCGAACGTTACGCTGAGTTCATTATGGACTCAATGGATCTGAAAACAATGGAGCAATTCGTGTTTGATACGCTGGTGCATAACCTCACCCAAGACTACGAAACCGTGGATGACTTGATTGATGAGATTCGTGAACAATACGATGAAGATGTAGTAAATGACCTGGCTGGGGTGTGACACCCTGAGAACTGGCACACACCCCCTTGTGCCCGCGCCTGATTCCGTGCCATACTAACAGCATGAAAAACACCCACCTCGAACACCCCGAAGACACCATCCTGAACGGTGACCTGAGCGTGCTGGACTGGTTCGTGAATCCTGGCACCCTGAGTGTGAAGATGGATGGTGCTCCTGCTATTGTGTGGGGCACCAATCCTGCGACTGGTAAGTTCTTCGTAGGCACCAAGTCTGTCTTCAACAAAGTTAAAATCAAGATCGCACATTCTCATGAAGAAATCGATCAATTCTATGCTGGGCAAGTTGCAGAGATTCTGCATGTTTGTTTTGATTGCCTACCTCATACAGACACCGTTTATCAGGGGGACTTTATCGGGTTTGGTGGATCTACTGAATACACCCCCAACACCATCACCTATAAGTTCTCTGAAGTAGTCTCTCAGCGCATCATCATCGCACCTCACACCTGCTATTACGCAGAGAGCGATCTTCGTGATGCTGTAGCAATGCCTGACCGTTCTATCTGGAACGATACGGATGATGTGAAGTTCGTGCAACCGAATGCATGGATTCTTCACAATCAAGAGTCCTTCGCGGATGTTGCTGAGGTCGTAGCATTCGCCCGTCAGATGTCTACGATGTGTGAGTTCGTTCAGGGTAAGCAACTTGCCGAACTGAAGAAACAACTTAACGCCTGCATTCGTGAGCAGCGTGAGGTTGAGGATGATGCCTTTGATTGTGACCCTAACCTCATTCGTTTGTGGGCACTGGTGAAGTCTATCAAAGATGATTGCCTGTTCCTGCTGCGTAACGATGGTCCTGCAGCATACATCAATGGCAACCGAATTGATGCCGAAGGTTATGTGATGACCAATGAGTTTGGTATGTTCAAACTGGTCAATCGTGAGTGCTTCAGCTATCATAACTTCAACAGCGGACGCTTCCAGTGTGCCGCTTGAGGGGGTGGCACACTCCCCCTTGTGCCCTGCCTGATTCCGTGCCATACTACGTTTGTTCCTGAGGGATTCGCCCCATGCGTAAGATCGAACGCCTGATGAACCAAGCGATCACCGAAGGTCGCAACTTCACCAGTGGAAACACTAGCGTCATCCATGAAGATGGCGTGGCAAATGTATTCCTTCACGGCAATAAGATTGCTGAGGTTGGTGATAATTTTGTCACTCTGTTTGATGGTGGGGTTCAATCTAAGACCACCAAATCCCGCCTGAATGCTATTCTTCAGGAGCACGGGATTAAGGGTGAGTGTGTGTTTCAACGGAACTGGAAGTGGTTCGTTCACAAGTTCATCGGGCAGGCAGGCACCTCTCCCGTGTTTGTTGAGAAGGAGTTTAGCAGTGGGATGGTGCTCGCCTGATGTGACGGTTGCGGGGGTGGCACACGCTGCCCCCTTCCTGCTCCCCTGAGACCCTATACTGACTTCAGTTCAGAGGAAACCCAATGACCCACAAGATGATGGAAATCACCCTGAGCGAGGAAACCTACGCCATCATCCACAAGCTGGCAGCAGACCGTATGGACGACCTGCTGAGCGTTTATGATGAGTGTGATCAGGTGCCCTATGAAGCCCAGCGCATCCTGGAAGCGGTCACGTTCTTCAGCAGCTGGAACCGTGGGGCAGTTGAGGCACTGGCACAAGAGGGTCGCCCGATGCCCTGAGGGCACCCTATACTGACTTCAGTTCAAACGAACCCCAATGACCCAGACCCAGATGCCCACCATCGCTCAACTGACCGTCATCGGTGAGGTGATCGTTAAGGTGTTCACCCCTGAGATGATCCGTGGGATGCACGACCTGCCCGGCGGTGCTGAGCAACTCCGCCTCATCGTCCGCGATGACCTGGGGGGTGCCGCTGAGACCATCACCAACGCCCTCTGGGACACCCTCTGAACTGGCACACGGGGGGCACCAACCCCCCACCTCCTGACCCTATACTGACTTCAGTTCAAACGACCCGAAACCGATGAAAGTCTACGCTGTGATCGCTGGTGCCGACTATGAGGGCGAAGTGTTCGACACCCTCCGCCTGTTCGACTGCCTGTCTGCTGCTACGGCATACAAGACGGACCTGGAGGCACAGTACGATTACGCCCTGATGGAGACCCGCGAAGTGTGCATGGAATCCCTGCTCTGTGCCGCCTGAGGCACTGGCACACTGACCAACCAGGTGGCACCCCCCGCACCCTATACTGACTTCAGTTCAAACGAAACCGATGACCGCCACTCTCACCGCTCCCGCCAAGACCTACAACGGTTGGACCAACTACGAAACCTGGAATGTGGTGCTCTGGATTGAGAATGATGAGAGCATCTACAACTTCATTCAGGAGAATGACATCTGCTGCTATGAAGAACTGCTGGAAGCTTTCTATGAGTTTGGCACCAAAGAAACTCCTGACGGTGTGAAGTGGAACGACCCTAAGATTAACATCGCTGAGATCAACGGCGACGTGTTCGACTTCTGAACCCTGAGTCCTGAGCACGACCCTAAACTGCTCACATTCTTTACACTTTCACTTTTTTCTACAATGTCCCGCGACCTTGCCCTGACCCTGCTTCGCGCTGGTAATACTGGTGATGAGATTCTGAGCATCCTGGAGACCATCGCTGCCCCTGAGTCTGAGACCGCTGTGACGGTTGCTGAACCGACCCTGGAACCCCTGGAGTTCTGACCCCGACCCTGTAGATTACTCTCAGTTCACAAGCAACCCAACCCATGCGAATCGAAGTCCGCTATCAGACCCCCTACAACGCCTGCGAGTGGCGCTCACAGTGGTTCCCCACCCTGGAGGAAGCGGAGCGCATGGTGGAGTTCTACCGCTCCTGCGGCAGCCCCGCCCATGTGGCACCCAGCAGTCTGGCACAGTACGCCCACCTGATCCCCGCCTGAGCCCCTATACTGACTTCAGTTCAAACGACCCCGATGCCTCAGATGCGCTACAACTTCCAGACTGGTGAGATGGAACCCCTGCCCGCTTACCTGGCAGAGTCCGCCAACCTGGAGCACGATGACCTGATGGATGATGACGCCTACGACCGCCGCCGCGCCCAGCGGGACGGTTGGAGCACTGGCACCTGGGACGGTCGCTGGTGACCCCTGAGCCCCTATACTGACTTCAGTTCAAACGAAACCGATGACCCGCTACGACGTTATCTGCCCCTCCGCCCCTTGGGAGAACACGACCTGCGATGAGGACCGCGCCTGGCTCCTGTGCCTGGACCTCTCTGAGGAGTATGGGTACGCTCAGGTCCGCTGCAACGGGGTCATCATCGGAGACTACACTGAGGGGCGCTGACCCCCCCCCCCCGCCGCGCGCTATCCGTCGTGACAGTCGGCAACCGACCGCTGGGTGTCA